ATTTGGAGATAATCCATTTAGATTATGTAAACCTGCACCTAAAAGAAAATGGTATCAAGTATGGAAATAAAAAAAGAAGAATATTCATTTTCAGGAACCCCCGAATACGCAATACCAATTCGTAAGGAAACTGAGATGGTAAATGGCCCTCAACACTATGGGGGCGTAGACAATCCATACGAAGTAATTAAAGTATGTGAAGCATGGGGATTAGACAAAGATGCCTACCTATTCAATGTAGTCAAATATGTTGCAAGAGCAGGTAAAAAAGACCCCAAAAAAGAACTGGAAGACCTAAAAAAAGCTATATTTTACCTAAATCGCAAGGTTGAAAACCTTCAAAAATAAATTTGGTAATATCAAAAAATAGTCGTATATTTATAGTAATAAAAGATGAAAAAGTTATATTTAGATATAGGAATATATCAGTATAAACCTCAACTTTAAAAACAAATTTTTAAACCCTAAAAACAACAAAACAATGGACATTTCATTGGCACTAAAGAGATTTAGCTCTTTACAAAACAACACTAAAAAGTCGGATTCAATTTTCAAACCGGCAAACGGAAAATCTCAAGTGAGAATCGTTCCTTACAAGTTCAACAAAGACATTCCTTTCATTGAACTTTACTTTCATTACAACATTAACAACAAGACTTATTTAAGTCCAATGTCATTTGGTCGACCTGACCCTATCGTTGAGTTTGCAGAAAAACTTAAGAGAACAGGTGATACCGATGATTGGAAAGCAGGTAAGAAAATGGAACCAAAGTTAAGAACTTTTGTACCAGTTATCGTAAGAGGTAAAGAATCAGAAGGAGTAAAATTCTGGGGATTCGGTAAGACAGTTTATCAAGATATCTTAGGATATATTGCTGACCCTGATTACGGAGATATTACAGACCCAAACACAGGTAGAGATATCGTATTGGAAGTAATGTCAGCAGAAGAGTCTAACGCATCTTATCCAACAACAACAATCAGAGTTAAACCTGCAGTTTCTAAATTAGCAGATTCTCCGGAAACTATCCAACAATTGTTAGATGGTCAAAAAGAAATTACTGAATTATATTCGGAATTATCTTACGCAGAATTAAAGTCAGTTTTAGAAAATTGGTTAAATCCATCAGCAGCAGTTAATGATGAAATTGTTGAGGAATTAGAAGCACCAAAACCAAAAGCACAACCAGCAGCACAACAAAAAAGTGTATCGGTTGACTTAGGTGGAACATCTGACATTAGTGGTGACTTACCTTGGGAAAAGGAAGAAGCTCCTAAACAAAAGGATGATGTAGCATCAGCATTTGATGATTTATTTAACAATTAATAAAAGGTTACAATGGCCAAAAGAGAAGAGGATTTAGCAAGTATTCTTGCTGATTCATTAAACAAACAAAATAAGGATGGTAAGATTGCCTACTTTCTAAATGATGAAGGTGGTGATGCTCCTACCAATGTTAAAGATTGGATTTCAACTGGTAATGCTATGTTGGATGTCGCAATCTCTAATAGACCTTATGGTGGCTTCCCTGTTGGACGCATATGTGAGATTACGGGTTTAGAGCAGAGTGGAAAATCTCTGCTCTCTGCCCATATTCTTGCAGAAACACAACGCAAGGGTGGAGTAGCCGTATTGATTGATACCGAAACTGCAGTAAGTAGAGAATACTTAGAAGCAATCGGAGTAGATATTTCAAAGTTATTATATGTTTCAGTAGACACCGTTGAAGGTATTTTTGAAGCATGTGAAACAATTATTGAAAAGGTTAGAACAGGAGACAAAGATAGATTAGTTACAATCGTAGTCGATTCAGTAGCAGCAGCATCTTCAAAGAAAGAGATGGAAGCTGATTACGACAAAGATGGTTACGCAACGGACAAAGCTATTATTATTTCCAAAGCAATGAGAAAGATTACTAATATGATTGGTCGTCAGTCAATTGCACTTGTATTCACAAACCAATTAAGACAAAAGATGAACGCAATGTTTGGTGACCCATGGACTACATCGGGTGGTAAAGCATTAGCATTTCATAGTTCAGTTAGATTGAGATTGAAGAATATGGGACAATTGAAACAAGGTGATAGAATCGTAGGTATTAAAGTTCGTTGTCAGGTTATTAAAAATAGAATGGGCCCACCATTGAGACATGCAGACTTTGACATTTTCTTTGACAGAGGTATTGATAATTATGGTGGATGGTTAGCAGTTATGAAAGACGCTAAAATCCTTAAGCAAGCAGGAGCTTGGTATGAGTATGTTGATATCGAATCAGGAGAAGTTATGAAGTTTCAATCTAAAGACTTTCCAAAGATGTTATTAGATGAGAAACTTAAAGACCAAATCTACATAAGGATTTGTGAGGCAACAATATTATTATATAAGAACAATTCCCTTTCGGATGAAGTTGAAGTAACAACGGACGAAGCAAATGAGTCAGATTAGTAAAAAGTATTTAGATATACTAAAAGAAATAGATGAAGAACATAAAGGATTTGGAGATTTGCAACGCAACTCTAAAACTTTAGTAATTGATGGTCTTAATACCTTCATTCGTTCTTGGTCAACCGCTCCGAATCTTAATGATAACGGAGACCATATTGGAGGCATAGTCGGTACTTTAAAAAGTATCGGCTTTGCAATCCGTACAATTAACCCCACAAGAGTTGTCGTTGTTTTTGACGGCAAAGGTGGTTCACAAAGTAGAAAAGACATATATTCAGGTTACAAATCCGGAAGAGGTAAGAACAAAATCAAAATGAGATTGAATCGTGCCGCATCCGTTGAAATGAACCCTGAAGAAGAAGGTGTATCTATGAAACGTCAAATGACCGGATTAGGTGAATTACTTTCATCATTACCTGTTTCCATTATGATTTATGATGGTATTGAAGCAGATGATGTTATGGCTTATATTGCTACAACCCTACGACAAGAAAACGAAAAGGTTGTGATAATGAGTACGGATAAGGATTTCCTTCAATTGGTAAATAAAGATGTGAGTGTATATTCACCATCTAAAAAGAAAGTTTACAATATTCCAGAAGTAGTAGAGGAATTTGGTATTCATCCACATAATTTTATAAATTTCAGAATGATTGACGGAGACAAATCCGACAATGTAGAAGGTATAAGTGGATTGGGTGTTAAATCAATTATGAAAGCATTTCCAATGTTATCGGAACACCAATTAGTTGACACCAACGATATGGTGGATTATGTAAACACATTAACAAAAAAATCAAAAGCACACGAATTATTCTTAGATAATTTGGAAATTTGCGAAAGAAATCGTAAATTGATGCAGTTAGCAGAACCAACATTTAGTGGCAATCTCCGTATGAAAATTATGGATAGATACAACGAACCTACTACCAAATTCGACAAACAAACTTTCTTAAAGTATGGTTTGAAGAATAGAATATTAGAAGGTTTCCCAAATGTGTTGGACTGGTTACAATCAACATTCGCACATATAGCAAAATTTTAAAAACAAAAAGTTATGACAAAAACAGCAGACAAATTAGCAAAACCATTAGGAGACAGAGTTCTTTTAACGGAATTAGAAGCAGAGGCTTCAAAAACTGCCGGTGGAATCATTATCCCAGATAGTGCAAAATCGGAAGATGTAAAAAGAGCAAGAGTAGAAGCAGTAGGTGATGGAATTTACACACAATCAGGAGTAGCAATTCCGATGAGTGTAAAAGTAGGTGACGAAGTAATCCTTCCACCATATCATCAAGGAATAGAAATTAAAGTAGGTGGTAACAAATACATCTTACTTAGAGAATCAGAATTATTAATGGTTATTAGATAACATAAAAACATGGAGGTCAACAATGAAGTGTCTTAAAAGTAGTAAAACAGGAAACATTATTAGAGTAAGTGATAGAGAAGCTTACAATTCAACAAGTGAGTGGAAGTTTATTCCAAAATCGGAGTGGAAAGCAGATAGAAGGCCTGCAAAAAAAGTAGTAGAAGTTATTGTAGAAGTACAAGAACAAACAATCGCAGAAAAACAATTAAGCAAAAAGAAAAAAGATAAGTAATGCAAGAAGTAGATACACTAGTCAAATATGGCCAG